GGCAGGTGCTTCAAAGCGTAGCGTTCCTGAACCAATAGACTTAATCTCAATGAGGCAATCATCGCCTAGACCTTTGATCCAACCATCGGCATGGCCACGCATCATGTGCTTGTCACTACGTAACGGTACTTCTCTATAGCCAACGCTAGGGTGTATGTTTGTAGACAAATCCCAAGAAGTTCCGGTCTTGTCTCCCCACATACCATAGAGAACGCCCATCTCTCTAAACCAATTTTGCCACTTAGCGTGGATGGTATGTCCCTCTTCAAAGATAGAGGCAAGACGAGCTGTAGTCTTATCACGTGTCTCCGTATAGTTACCGGTTACAGCGTGGTACTGTGCTAACGCACACCAATCTTCTTTAATAATATCTGATGGATGAATGTAACTCATATCACGATCATCAAACGGCTTTGACAGCACGTGGCGTTCTACTGCACCCATAAGACGAGTTTCTCTCTTACTCGTATTAAGGAATGCCTTTAAATCTTTGCTGGCTATTGTCTTAGGTTTTGCCATACTTTCTGCCCTCTTTCTCCAACCACTCAGTAAGAGTGAGCCCCTGCTTCTCGTACTTGCGCTGAGCTGCGTTGCGTTCTCTGTGTGACATACCACCAAAGATTCCATGTAGCTCATTATTCATTATAGCCTCCTTTAGACACTCTTGTCTAACCGGGCACTCTGGCTTGCCATCTGTACCCCAACAGATAGCTTTAGCCCTATCAGCTATAGGCTTATATAAAGCTTTGTCTCGTGGTGGAAAAAATATTTCTGTATCTTCTCCTCGACACTTTGCTTGATATCGCCAAGTCCAGCTGGGGTCATCGCTGTAACGCACTATTCACCTCTTATTGAATTACGTAATTCAAAGAAATCCTCCTCTAAAAGAACGACGTAATTCTCACCATCAAGGTGAAGCCCTAGAACCGGAGTACGGCTATCTAGTATTGCTTCCTTTGTAATCTTTTGAAGTACCTCTGACTTAATAGTCACAGACTTCTTACCAGTCCACTTATGTTCGATGAGGAGATCATCACTTCTGACATCTCCTTTACGAGACCAAAATGCACCAGAGGCGGCACTGCGCTTACCACCTGCTATTTTTTCCAAACGTTTTTCATGCTTTAAAGATTGTTTCTGGCCTTCACTCTTCATCGTTTGCTTCGATCATAAGAACTGGGCTTGACTTCAACGTGTCCATTACAGCACGACTGATCTCATCCCTCAATTCTACTTCTTCACGAAGAGAATCGATCAACGCTTGAGCACCTTGCCACTTACGTTCGCCGTAGTACATCCAGCCACCACGACGATCTACAATACCATTAAGAATAGATAATGCCACAATCTCTTTGCCGGTATCAAATCCACCTGCTTCAATTGGTCCACCATCTGAGAAGTAGAAGTCTAGATACGCGGTTTGCTGTGGTGGGAAGGTCTTGTTTTTAATGGTTCTAACACGGATAGTTTGTCCAACACGGCGCTTATCCTGGCCAGTTCCAACCTCCAACCAGTCATCACGTTTAACTTCTGCTCTAATACTATAGGCATAGTCTTTTCCAAGACCACCTGGGGTGGTACGTGGGTCTCCATGCATTACTCCAATTTTCATTCTATATTGATTAATCATAATTCCTAGTACTGGGCGCTCTGCCTCTACTAGATCTCGCTTTGTAGCTGATGCTACTTTTCTAAAGAACTTGTTAGTGATAAGAGCTCCGCGTCCCACAGTGAACTCTTCCATGTGCTTTTCGTCTTCTGCTGAAGGAACGAGAGCCGGAAGGGAATCAACAACGACCATATCAACAGCCTTACTCTCCATGAATTGGATAACCGCATCAAAAGCATCCTCCATACTATTAGTTTCTACAAGAATAACACGCTGAGTATCTACGCCACAAAGCTCTGCGTACTGTGCATCAAATGCTTCTGCAGCAATCCATACCGCAGTAAATTCAGGATTGTTCTTTTGGTTTGCACCAATGGTCTTGAGAGCCAACGCTGTCTTACCATGCGAGGCTTCACCAACTAGTTCTACCCAGTGGTTCATAGGCCAGCCACCACCTAGCACAACGTCAAGCGTTAGAGACCCCGTAGTAATACGCTCAGGTAGTCTAACCTTATCTGCAGTAACAACTGTTCCTGCGCCAAGCTTCTTGTTGATGTTTGCTACAACTTTAAGTGCTTCTGAATTGATAACGGCCATTACTCTAGTCTCCCTACGATTGTTGTTGGATTAAATCCGCCACTTTGCCCTACTTGTTTTGATGCTACTACTGGACCATTACCTGTACCAGTTCCGGATAGACCGGAGCCTTGCTGGATAATTGGGTATCCACAGTCGTAGCAACGCATGCGTCCACCACCAGGTGAAGACATATAATTTCCTGAGTAACATGCCGGACAACGATCAGCTGCCCGTGCACTCTGTGCTTTAGTTACTAACTGATCTTGATTATGATCATAGCTTACCTGGGTGTTGGGTGCACCAGGTGTTGCCCGGTATACATTCCCTTGTGGAGGAGCTGTTGCCGGAGTAGGTGTAGAGTTTGGAGTCCCACCTAGTTTATTAGCCCACCAATTACTACTCATCATCCACCGCCAATGACTTGATTAGTCCTAGATTAAATAAAGTTGATACACAAGATATAGAAGAAGATAGGGCAACTAGTCTAAACAGTTTTGTTAGCTGCTCAAGATCTTCTATACCAAGCTTCTCTAATTCTCCGTAGTCTTCGTCTTCGTCTTCGATCATGTACGCTGATGCAGCAATCTTTGCTGCTATATCTGCGTGGGAATCTATAAACGGAATCAAAATTGCAAACTTCTCTAAGCGCTTCTGACTTTCACGCTCTTCCATTTCAGCCACGTCATCAGAGATTGGTGGCAAGCCCATGATGTTAGCAATCTCTTCTGCTGGCATAAGCATAGTGTCGTAGATTACCTGACGAATTAAAACTGGCAGCGGAAGATGATTAATCTCTAGACGCTTTACCTTACGCTTCTTTTTCCAGAACACTATTTGGCTTCTCCCCATCGCTGTACAGTCTTTACATCTGCGATCATAGGGATGTTAAGAGCTTTAATGCCTTCCATAGCTTCACGAATAGCTGCTGCTGTTTCCTCAGCTAAATGATCTGGGGTAACAGTTACCAATTCATCGTGAATAGTCAGGATCAAACTTGACTCATCCGGGATCAACTTATGTGCCCTAATCATAGCAAGCTTAATCAAATCTGCCGAAGACCCTTGGATAACCGTGTTAAAAGCCTGGCGTTCAGCCCTAGAACGTTGCCACATGACATTAGATCGTAGGTCTGGAATATACCTACGACGCTTTAGATAGGTCAGGGCGTAAGGTACTGGCCCACGTCTACGGCTATCAGCGATAACTTGCTTCTTGTACTTGGCCACTGATGGGAACTTAGCCATGAAAGCATCTAGTAGGTTGCGGGCTTCATTAACAGATACGCCAATTGACTCGGCAATCTTATCCGGCCCAACGCCGTACATCATTGCAAGTACCAATGTCTTGGCTGCACTGCGGTTTACACCAACCGTGTTGCCAATTGTGGTATAGATATCCTCTTCGTTAATATATGCGTTGCACATAATTCTGTCGCCACTAAAGGATGCAAGAACACGTGGTTCAATCTGTGAGTAGTCGGCTACAACAAGCTTGCTACCCTCTGGGGCAACAAAGAGATTACGAATAGCCTTACCATTATCAGAAGATGCATTCGGCACATTCTGCAGATTAGGGTTACGACTAGAGAAACGACCAGTCTCTGCACCGTACTGAATAAAATCTGTGTGGATTCTACCATCGAGTAGTAGACTCTTTTTTGCTACAGTCTTAGACTTACCAAGGAGCGTACGAGTTATATCTCCGCCCATGTAAGGTATGACGTAAGTGGTTAACAACTTATTAAGATCAGAGTAGTTTAACATCTGGTCTACTAGATCATCTTTGCCAGCAAACATCTTTAGCGCAGGCTCTGCAACTGAGAAATCAGCGACGCTAGACTCTGCCCCGGCTTCCATACGCTTTTCTCCTGCGGGTGTTAAAACTTTTGGTCTAAGACCTCTGCCACCCTCTGCCTTCTTAGCAAATAGGATTCTCTGCTTTTCAGGGACGCTGTTGATGTTAAATGCTTTGCCAGCCAACTTATAGATGTTAGCTTTGGTGGTCTCTAGCTGGAGCTCTAAGTTAGCCTTGAGCTTACCTAACTCGTTAACATCAATGTCCGCACCACGTAGTTCCATAGTGCAGATAACCTCAAGAACATCCATCTCGAGATTAAATAAACCACGAAGACTATCTATGTCTAACTTCTCTGCATACTTGTTCCAAAGCTTCCAGGTCCATTCAGCATCAAGACCTGCGTAGGTTGCTACCTCGTCGAAAGAATATACTTCTACTTCTTTACCGACACCCTTGACCATGTGATAACCAAACTCACGCTTCAAGCAGTCATCAAGACCAAGGTTTAGTCGATCTTGTGTGTTAAGAATAAACGCAGCATTAAGGGTACATGCGTATGGTTGCGCTGGGAGCTGACCAAAGTACTTGGTAACGCTCTGTAGATCAAACTTTAAGTTATGGCCAATCTTAACCTTGTCACTAAAGAACAAAGGTTTTAGTGCCTTAAATACTTCACCTGGATTTAACTGCTCCGGTGCCTCAGTAAAAATCTTTGTGGCTTTACGTTCATCCTTGCTGTAATCAGAAGCACGGATAGGTAAGCCTTTGATAATACGATCTTGGGCAGAGGGTAGCAATGGATATTCTGTACGAACATAATCTCCGTTTGGATGGCCCATAGGAATAACATCCACACGGCCTTCAGTGGCCAGTGCGATCCAAGTGATTATGTTCTGGCGTGGATCTCCCCGATGATCCCCTACAGTTTCCACGTCAAAGACAAAGGCCTCTTGTTCACTGTAATAGGAAACAAGATCCTCTAACTTATCTAGTGTGGTAATAATATTCATTGCTCTCCTCTGATAGTAGAGGGGCCCGTGAGAAAGGAGGTAGACCGGGCCCCTCAATTTAATGGGGTTGACTAGTTGCTTGCTGCAATCTCTCGAGCAATCTCTGCAAGTTCTGCCTTAGTGGACATGTGGAGAGAGTCCTGTCCAAGAGGCTTCATTGTTTTGATTAACTCAGCAGCTGCAATAGGATCAATTTCCCATTCATCAGCGAGGTCACGTTCCTTAACAGGAACGATGGAGTAAGAAGTCTTGGTGCCTTGACCAGTCTTGCTTACTGCCCAGTAGAGGTCAGGACGATTGAGTGGACCTGTCTTCGCATTTGAAGCAAGCTTCTCAAGCTGACCACATAGACGAACCCCGACAATCATTAGTTGGAGTTGTGGGTCTTCATCAGAAAGGTTAAGAACGGTAAACGCAAACTTTTGGTCTGGCTTACTACCCACTGCAATCAGTGGATCATCCTCACCGATACTAATGAAGGACTTTTTACCCGGACGATTAATCCAGTGTTGCATGAACACCATTGGTTCGTCAGAGATGAATTTGATGAGTTGAACATCTTCGTCAAAACGGAAATCCGTTGCGAAGGTTTTTGTTGACTTGGCTACAGCCTTCTTGGCTGCACCCCAACCTGATTGAATAACAGATGAGTGTGAAGGAACTTCGTTTTCATCTTCCTCAACGAACAGGTTTTCCTCAACTTCTGGAGCTGAGTATGAATCTACGTTAGGTAGATCTTTCTTTACTTTCAATGAAGCGCTCATGGCTTCCTCTCTTTACTTGGCTGATAGCTGAGACCCAAGGGTCTTTACGCTAGGTGGTTAGTTGGTTTCTTGATCGTGAATCACTTTCCAAGATTCTGCCAATTCAATTGACATATCCGGATAGCGATTCCAATCAATTCTCGGAGACTCTAAGAGCCCACGAGAATTAAAGATCCTAACAGTTTCCTCGATCATTGCTTTGGAATACATACGCCATCCTGGCTTCTTTACTCCGTCTACGATGATTGACTTTAGGCGATAGGGTGCACGTGGTATATAACCTTTTCGTTCCCAAAGCCGTAGAGTAACTATCGGTCTTCCTAGTGCTTGGCACAATGACCCTGCACTATATAATTCTACCACGTTTCCGTTAGGTAGTTTTTTAACCTGTGGATTTGCATCCCAGGATCCTTCTTCTTTTGTTTTCTTTGGCTTAGCATTTGGGTCCACAGGGCGACGCTTCTTTTTAGACCCTGGATAGAAATCATCCAGGCTACTAAAGTACTTGTCTACCTGATCTTCCATTATTAAGCCTTGCTAGTAAGAAATGCGTACGATACTTTCTTCGGGAACATCTTATCAACTTCTTCTTCTGTGATAAGACCTTCGTATAGACATGCCATAACTTCGTCTTCTTTAAGAACTGGAAGCATCGCATAGCAACGGTCGTACAGACCCTTTGCCTTAAGAAGTTCTACAGCAGTATCCTCATCTAAAGACTGAGACACCTTGCGCTGGCGTTGTAGAGATGTGAATCCGTCAACTTCGTGGGGAAGACGGAGCCACAGGTTTCCCTTTTCGTCAGGCTCGCCTACAGTATCAACTAGCTCTGACAAGTCTGCTTTGATTGAGTCTCGCTGTTTGCTCATGTCGTCAATACGACTACGTAAAGATATAAATTCTGAGACCTTTGGCATAAAACCTTGGTCTTGTGGGTCTTGGCGTTCAATAACATTTGGCATTTTTTCCTCCTGTTATTATTCTATACGGTAATCCTTAAGAACGCAAATCGCCAACATATGCCTTGAGAGCCTCAATAATCACGTCTGTAACGGTGCGCTCTTCGATGGCAGCCTTGTCTTTCACAGCAGTCCAGAGGTCGTTAGACACACGGATAGTGCGAGTCGGGGTCTTAGGTGCGTTAGGCATCCCACTATTTTAGACCGAAACTGCCTCTAAGAAAGCCCTAAGTGTTCCGGCCGTTAAAGTTACTCCGCCCTCAGTATTGATACCTTCTCCATCAATGATTGCGTTTGCTACAGCCATCTTCTGTACGAGCATAGCGTGCTGACGTTCTTCAATTGATCCATCCATAATGAAGTCTTGGATTACGATTGAGGGCCATGTGCTGGATGCTCTTCTGATTCGTCCATTACGTTGAAGTGCGAGTCCTGCGTTCCACGGAAGATCATAGTTAATAAGAAGATTAGCTTGAGGTAGATCAACACCATACCCCCCAGCATCAGAGCTGACAAGGATGCGAACTTTGGGATCCGTCTGGAACTTGACTTTTGATTCTTCTTTTTCTTTAGCATTCATTTCTCCCGTGTATGGTGATGACTGATAGTCGAGTGCTTCTCTAATTAACTTAACCATATGTACATAGCTTGTAAAGATAACAACTTTGTTTCCTTCGTACTCTCCCAGAAAGTTATCTACATACTCTTTGAGTGCGGATAGCTTTGGAGTTTGCTTTAACTTATCAAGCTTGCCCGCCTCTTCCAACTGTCCTGCGTAGCCGGATGTAGATGATGAGACACGGATCAGCTCATGGTGATCACAGAGCATACGAAGTGCTGTCAGCTTTGACATTACCTTGCCCTTAAGTGCGTCCATGACATCGTTGGAGTGCTCCCCAGCGTAGTGGCTGAACAAATCAAATGATGAGCCGAATGACTCCACTGCATCGTCTAGATCCTTTAGGAGTTCTCGTGCAATATCTTTATAGAGAACAGATCCGGCACGATCAAACTCTACCAAAATTGGCTCCGCAAAAATTGTGTCGGGCAAGTAGGGTGCGACGTCTGCATCTGTCTGTCTCTTACGAACTGTTGTTGTTGCAAGAGTTTTGCTAAGGGTAGTTAGGTTACGGTAGCGCTCAACACCACCAAAGCGATTGCGTACAATAAAGGTTTGGTCAAAGAGATCAAAGCGTCCTAATACCTTTGAATCTACAAACTGCATAATGCTGTAAAGTTCTTCTGGCTTACCGTTCTCGATAGGGGTGCCGGTTAACGCAAACTTAACAGGGCTAGTAAGCTTTTTTACTTGCTTTGATCGTTTTGATCTAAAGCTTTTGATTGCGGTTGCTTCGTCGCATACGACGAACCCTCTCGCAAGATGTTGAACATACTCCCAGTCGTTAACAACCTGCTCGTAATTGAGGATGACGTAGTCAGCTGTTTCAGCGGTAACGTATTGCTCTGCTCTTTTAGACGGGGTTCCATCCACGACCACAGTGTTTGCAGCACCATCGGTAAATTTCCTAATCTGATCTGCCCACTGATACTTCAGTGAGGATAAGCAGATAACTATACCAGGTTCTGTAATCTTTCCTTCGTCTTTTAACTGCTCAAGAGCAGCAATAGTCAAAACTGTTTTACCCAGGCCAAGGTCATAGGCCACAAGCATCTTCTTGCGGCCTACCATAGCTTCTACAGCCTCTACCTGGTACGGCAGAAGTGTTCCGGTAAAACTCATACGAAAGCTCGCTCTCCAAACACAGAATGCTTTGCACTCTCTATACCCATTATAACCTGATCCTCAGGCATATCGCCAATGTCTTTGTAGTCGCCGGTATAGTTAAAGAAGAAACACTCCAGGCCTTCCTTCTTAGTACGAGCAAGCATGTCACGAGAAGCTTTCTCTCCGGCTAGATCTACCTTAGGATTATCAAAGGCGATAATTAACTTATCTGCACGACGCATGAGATCAACTTGATCCTGGCTGATAGATGCACCAAAGGTTGAGACGCCTCCTGCAATTCCCAATGATGAGAGTTTTACTACATCGAGTGGAGACTCAACAATGATCATAGTTCCACCGGCCCACACATCAAGACCAAACAAAGTTTTAGACTTCTGCACACCGGTAGGGCGATTACGGAAGTAGCGATTGACTTGTCCCTTTTCTTGCCAGCCCATAAGCTTATTGGTATCGGGTTGACGGATAGGTGTGATCCAACCCTGCTGCTTTGCATCCCATTTAACAGAGTGCTTAATGCAAGCCTCTGCGGTTAAGTCTCTAGCAGATAAAGCCCAATCTGGGGGTAGGCTGTCGAAAATCGACAGACGTGCCTCACTCATTTCTACCAAAGGTTGGACAGGGATATAGCTATTCTTAGCCTCTTCCAACTGCTTTGCAATCAGTTCAAAGTTAACCTCGATGTTCTGACGCAACCAGTCTTTGGCTGCCTCAAAATCAAGGCGACCCCACTGAGTTTCAAACTCATTGATCTCGGCTACAAGGGTGAGAAGAGTTCCACGGTATCCGCAGGAAAAGCAATGGTGGACACCGGTCTCTACATTCATAGACCATGACGGGCGAGAGTCTGCACGACCAGTTCGTTCTAGGTGCATAGGACATAGACCAAGCAACTCATCGTTGCGCTGGTCTACTTCAATACCTAGTCTTAGTAGTACAGACTCTACGTCGCCCTCACGATACATATTAGTCCTCTTCTGTATATTCTTCTTTTGGTCTGTCATCCATCATTACATAGTCTTCTGGCATGTCTGGCAATGTTGGTGCGGTAGCTTTAGTGCCACACTCTGCACACTCCATGTCTAAGAAGTACATTGAGATTTCATAGTCTTGGAACATAGCCTTAACATTCCAAAGCATTGAACCACACGGACAAACGTGAGTTGGTTCTCCACGTACATCCATTGCGTTTGTGTAATCTGGTTTTAGATCGCTGATGTCTTTAATAATCGTTTCCTCTCCTGAGGTGTTGTTCCTGCCCAGATGCCCTCTAGGTTTGGGATCTGTATTGCGTACTTAAAACACTCTTCTTTAATCCAACAATCTCCACAAATTCCTTTAGCCCTCTGAACTGCTTTATGGTTTGTGTACTTTTCTGGAAAGAATACGTCTGGGTTTTCTCCAGCGCATAGTTGAGTTCCGTTAAAAGGGTTTGATTGGAGTGCCAAAGGTTCCATACTCTTCGAACTTCCCTTCTTCCCAGTCCCATAGAAGATCGCTAGTTGCTGGACCGGAGTTACGGCTTGCAACAATACGAAGTTCACGGGATGAATCATCTTCTTCATCTTGTTTTTGAAGACCTAAAATAACATCTGAGTCTTGGAAGAACGAAGATGAATAACCAATCGCATCGGCAGATACCTGACGCTTCTTCATTTTCCATAGAAGAACCTGGGTGGACACCACAATTGGAATATTAGCTTTCTGTGCTAAACGCTTTAGGTTACGAGTAATACTTGTCAAGGCCTGCGGTGTATTTGACTCACCGCTTGCCTCGTCAACCATAAGGTAGACACCGTCAACAAATACAATATCCGGTTTGATCTTCTCAATCTTTGCAGCCAAACCAGTAACTGTCATTGCAGAGGTACTATCTGTCAGGTAAAACTTCTGCATTGTTTCCATGCGCTCTAGGGTTGCTTTATATCTTTTCTCTTCGTCTAAGTTTAGATTTCCTCGTACCAAACGAGAGTGTGCAATCTTGGCACGCATAGCATCGTGACGATGTTGCTGCTCAATATTGCTCATCTCAAAAGACTGGAACATTGGAACGTGCCCGTCCTCGTGTACGTTAACCGCAATCTGCATAGCAAGGACTGACTTACCAGTCTTAGGTGGTGCAATGATTGTAATCAACTGGCCATTCTGTAAACCGGCAGTAGCCTCGTCAATAGTTCTAAACCCTGTGCGGTACCCAAGCAAAGCACCATCACGAGTTTTAATATCTAAGTATTCTTGGTAACGCTTGTCGGGATCCTTAGTAAGATCAACGTCGCTAGATTGGGTAGCACCCTCATCATAGATAGTTGCAATGCCGGAACTCATCTCTGCAATCGCACCGTCGTGATTTCCCGAAGCAATAAGCTCGGCGGCAGACTGAACTACTTCGATAGCTTTCTGACGTCTACGGTACTCTACTAGTTGATCTACCAGGTAGTCTAACGAATCTTCTACAGCAAGCAAACGGTATGTAGGAAAGTTATCCTTAACAGTTACTGCACTAGGGATCTCTTGGTAGCGAGTCCAGTGGGTACGAATAAACTTCCAGACAGCACGGTTCTCATCAACAAAGAACCAACTATCGTCTACGCCCTTTTCTAAGGCAGGGATAATTTCCCGAGTCCTTACGACCCGAGATATTAATCTCTCTTCATTATCTGCTGCCACCGGCTGCCCCCATATCTAAATACCAATGCCCATAACGTAACGAACGTGCGGGTATATCAATAACATGCTTTAGCTCTGGCCTGTAAGCTAACTCTGCAACAAGATCTGCAGGAACTCTATAAGCCTTTGCATAGTTAAACGGATTAGTTCCAAGATTATCTAAATCTTCTAGAACCTCGTCCATTTCTTTTTGAGAAAATCCGTACCCTACTAATTCTAGAGTGTAGGAGTGGGTTTCTGCAAATCGCCAGAATAAAGATAACGACTGTCTATTGTACGTAGTTTCTTCACCACTGACCGCCACACCAAATACCTTTTTAAAGGTGGGCCTGCGATCAAGGATACAGTCCAAAGTAACCACAACCCGCATAGGAGTTTCATTTGATATATCGCCCCCACGCATTTCTACAGTACTTCGATCTTGCCATACTTCAATAGGAAATCCCTAAACATAACGGGATCTAAACTTGCTAACGCTGCGTCAGTTTCTGGAGCCTTGTTAGAAATCTCTACTGGATATACTCCAGAGTTGTTCTTCATCTTTTCCGAAACATAACGTGTGTGCTTACACATGCTGCGGGTATTAAACCCTTCGCAATTACAGCGTAGCTTCTTATTGTCAATGTTAATCCAAACCTCATGTGGTCCAGAGTCAGACAAAAATAATTGCGTAACTTGCCATGTACTCATAGTAGTTTCCTTCATCCTCGTCTGTCCCCCTGTGGCGCTTCTACTTCGATTGGTATGAACGCTTCCATAGCAAAGCTTCCCATAGGTGAACCATAAACACTTCCCCAATTTTCAAGAGGAACGTTTGTAGTTACAATCGTTGGAAGCCCTGCGTTAAATCTTGAACGTAGTAGTGCATCAAATGTGTTCTCTGCCCAACCTGATGCGGTTCTATATTCCTTGCCAATATCATCTAGAACAAAAACTCTTACATTATTCATTCTATCCGAGTCACCATATATGCCGTCAAGTAGGATTTGAGTTGCCTCATCCTCGTCAGAGAACTGGGACTTCTGAAGCCTCAAAAGCTTTGGATAGTCCATAAACCCGCCTATGCGTTTTGGGAAGCCTCCAGGGATCCCTAAGACGTCTGCTGGAATACCCCTGATAAGGCTCTGCAGGGCCGTAGAAGCCATTGTAGTCTTGCCGTGACCTGGATTACCCACCAGCATAATTCCGAGCCCGCAGGACGGAGATCCAGCCTTTTGGATGATCTCCCCATTGACCACTCGAGCCACCCATTTCTTAACTGCTTCTAGGGCGGGTGTGGGATCCAAATCAGAAAATTCTTTCCCAATGGTTTTCATTGGGAGACCAGCCTGTACGATCTGCTTCCGAATGCTTGGTGCTTCTTTAGACAAGTCGTACATTATTCTCCCTCTAGTAGTCGCATCATCTTTTCTTGATGTGCTTTGAACTTATCAGTTGAGTACGTTGGTTGATCTGGCTTCTTAACAATTCCCTGGATCGTTGGGTAGTATGAAAAGAATCGTTGCCATAGTGGCTTGCCGATACCAAGGTCGTTTAGATTACGTGGATCCGCAAAGAACATACGCATAGCTTTTAGGACTTCATATCGTTGTGTTCCTTCACCAACCTGCTTGTTAATCCAAGTCGCTAGGTACTTGTTGTTAACTTGGCTGGAAGTGTTTGGTGCAGCCTTTTCAACTAGGTCGTAAAACTCTGCGATCAAGTCTGTGGTAGACCAAAGCTCTTCTGGAGTATTGATTCTATCCTTGCTGTCACGCTGAGCCTTTACTGGCTTCTTGTACTTTGCGTTGAGTCGAGCCTGGCGATCTTCGATCTTACCGATAGTTCCGGTGGCAGGTTCTTCCTGGCCTCGCTTTACCTTAGGAGCTTCTTCATCTCCATCAAGATTCCAAACCATCTCTTCTCCTTCTTGGGGCGCAGCCCCTATAGTTAAAGATACGTTAGTATCTTTAACTATATTAGTACTAGTAGTTATATCACTAGTAGCTATATAGTTGTCTATGTATAGGTGCCCTGAAAAGCCGTTGTCGGTAGAAAACAGCTTTTTAGCCTCTTCTGTGAATTTTAGACGGGCAATCCATTGCCCATTGTTCTGTACTCGGACAGACTTAACGTACTTGAGATCTTTCAATTCATTGATGGCAGACTGAAGCGCATCCCTACCTTCAGGGAATTCTTTGGTGCTTCGTAATTCGTCAGCCGAAATAACCCGACCCTTTTCAACAAAGTAATAGAAAAGTGATCTGGCCCGTAAAGATAATTTTGGGTTAACAATTGGTCTTAGCATATAACCCTCCCTCTTTATATATACTACAGCCTATCCACCCTGTTTGGCAAACCGCGAGCTTGTCGTGGTGATATGCCGGTTAAGACTTGCTCTGTAGCAAGCGAAAGGGTGAGGCTTACAAATGTAGACGCTAGCGTGTATACGGCTAGATATAGTAAGGGTGTGCTTAGATTCAGGCATGCAAGTAAGCTAACTATTAAAGCTAATAGTCCTCGCCACTTACCTAGCGGCTTGATTAAACTCTCCACAGCTGTTAAGATACACGCTGCAGCTAACCCCGCAATTATTACTATGCCCATAGATCTATTCTATTCTCTAAATACAACTCTGTCAATGTCGAAGGCTTGACCTGAGACATAAGTGGTTGGACTAAAAGTAATTCTGACAATTGCGTAGGCTGCCCCAGTTATAGAACTTACTGGGAATGAGTTTCCAATATAAGCCCAACGGTCTGTATGAGATATGGTTGCAGCCTGAGTTCTAGCAGCAGTTGTAATAACTGTATTTGGTGCAGGAGGTGTAGTGTCTGTTCCCGCATCCATAGAGTTGGTAGTTTTATTTCCAGTTATGTTATCTTGATATACAACGATTACGTTATCATTAAGATCATAGTAGTCAACTACTAATGAGTAGCTACCAAGTGAATTAGAATTGACTGGCCTAATTGCAATTGAAGCATAGTACCCAGCGTCTGGATTTAAATATATTTTTCCAGTTTTAATACCAAAAGGTATTGCGGTTTCATCAGTTGTAACTCGGCAGTATCCTTGACCGTGAGTTACATTATCTGCAAACAAAGTTCCCCCAGCAATTTTTCTTACTAGAGTTGAGTTAACTGCTTCCCAACCTAAAAGGCTAACCTCAAAAGAAGATGCAGGAATTTTTGCTCCAGGAAGATCTTCATATATTGCGGAGTTAATTCCTGGGTTAATGCCCCAAGTAGCTCCGACAGGCATGTAGTTACCTAGCGTGTCGTACAAACGACTGATCTTTGTATCATAGTTGGAGAAGTAACTACTCTTTCCACCACCAATGCTTTGCACCTTACTTGCCCAAATAGTTTTGCCGGATGTAACGGGATTAGGAATAGCAAAAGTTGTGCCTAAAGTAATATCTAAATACTGGCTTACTACTCGACCGTAGTCTGCCTGCACTCCGTCAATATGGAAGTAAGTAGATGTAGACCCTGAAGTATTAGCGACAGATACTGTAAAAGGAACAGTAGTTTGCCCAGCAGATAGCTGAACTGTAGTGTGAATTCTTTTCCACCCGTTAGCCTCAGCAGCAGATATTGTAAATGTGTTAGTGCCTAAAGTATAGGTAGCCTCTGCTTTACGTACGTACATAGAAACAGTAAAATCTTCTCCACCAATAGCTGCTAAACCTAGGTGGGCGATACCAGATAAAGAACCTGTAGAGCTATAGGTTAACTTTCCAAAATACGTTCCAAACTTAGGTAACAAAGATCCGTCTGAAGCAATACGAGTAAGTGTTCCGCTATCTGCAGTCCAATCTGTCGTATTGGTTTCAAATCCGGAGTTACTTACATAGTTATATAGTTCTTTTGTTTCCCATTTACAGTCTGCTGGAGCATAATATTTTTGAGTTATTGGGTTAGAGATAACTGCTCCGCCGTCACCGGAAAAGAACGGGTCTACAATAGAAGACTTCTCAAGAAGTCCTCCGTCTAGCCAATAAGCATCTCCTGCAATATTGTCTGTAGAGTAAAAACTAACTTTTACTAAAGGGTTTCCAGCATCCTTAGAAAAAGGAGGGGTAACACCTTGTGCGTATACTTGTGTAGGTACAGTAGTTGAAAGAGTAAAGGGATCGCTATCAATAGTATAGACATCTGTAGGGTAGTACTGCCCATCTACATCTGACAAAATTGATGATTGAAGTTCCCTACTAGGCTGGTTAGAAAACTCTAAACGTACCTTTATCGTTCTAGCTGCTGAACCCATCATATAAGCACTGGCAATAATTTCTTGTCCAGGTTCTATAGCAACCCAGTCTGATATAAATCCTGTAGTACCTGTTGCTGTAGAGATTAACTTACCTATTGTAATTCCCTTAATAAGGGCTTCAGTCTTTATAGTATCCTGACTTAAAGACCCGTTTAAAGCTGTCCAAGAACTTAAACCGTATTCCATTTCAGGATTAAAGAAATAGTTTTCTTTTTCCCCAGCAACATCCACATAGATCTTACGGGCGTCTTCATACATAAAGCTGTGTTCTGGTGTTGAAAACTGAAACATATCAAAGTACACAATATTAGAGGTTGCAGCTGCAGGTGTTACTGTAAGAGTTACTTTAGCAAATTTAGCGTTTAAAGGAGAGAGCTTTCCATTTCTTCCAGAATCTGAAATGCTAGTAAACTCAGCAAAAGAAGTAGTTGTTGTGAGAGATGTACCTGCAGAAGTAGTTTCAATTAAAGTTCCAAACTGATCATACCAAGTAATAGTTGCTGAAACGGTTGTTGCTACCGCAGTACGTCTAGCATGCCCAGAAAAAACATACCGAGTATTTCCTTCGATAGGAATTCCATTAGTTTTAATATCAAGGCCTGTGGCAGGCAAAGACATAGTAATTGGAGTAGTAGACGCGGTTGCTAATCTTCCCACTCCTAGAGCTTTTACAGGGTTTAATGTATCGGTAAATGGTGTTGGAGCAGAGATGCCGGCTGCACTGTATGTAGTTGACGAAAGTGTTCCGCTAGAAACACCCCAGCGCCCAACTGATTGCTCAAAAGAAGAATCATTATAGTCAAGCATAATGTTATGGCCAAGACGATATACAGCTCCCCAGTGTGTAAGGGCTGTTGTATAAATAGTTAAACTTTGAGATGTGCCTTTATAGGAGTTAATAATATTGCCTGTAGCAGCTAAAGACCTATTATAAATATCTCCCAAAGCAGCCTCATATTGAAGACCTAAACTTGTAGTCTTTGCATTTAGTAGCGCACTTGGGGTATAGACTGGATCTAAAGAGTTTGCTAAAATACTTCCTTGTACTCGCAAATAGTCGTACATAAAAGAAAAAACACCTAAGGTAGTTACTAAGCTGTTAGTATTATAAGTTGAAAGTCCTTCTCCAGTACCATCAACTTCGTTAAGCCAGGCTTTAGGAAGCCAGCTAGCCATCTTAGATAAAGAAGTTGTTTCTCCTACTAGTATCGCATAAGATGTTCCACAAAATTTCCAACCTGAACCATTAAATAACCAAATAGAATAAGAAACCTCTATGTTTTCTATGTCGGTGATAACATCAGTAAACGAGGTACTAATACTAGAGTAGTTACCTCCTGCAAGGATAGTTCCGTTATCGGGATCGTCTACGCTTCCAGAATAACTTTTAACTAAAGCCCAGTGTGTAGGGGCTGCGTCATTAGGGTCAGGGACAATTGGGTCCCAAACAACTCTAATTGTTTGATAGTCTATTGAGGTTGCAAATATGTTTGATTGGTAGTAGACACTTACTACAGAGGTTACGCCATAACGTACTCCAGACCCATATTTTCTAGTGCCGTACTTTGCCATTTATTAAATTCCGCCCTCGACTGTAGTTACCAAATTAGTAGACAAAAGGTATGGAATCTCATTTGCTGCTAAAGAAATAGTTCCTACTGATCCAGAAGCATCTTTAGAAAGCTGAGTTACGGTAGCTGAAACTACTCCAGGAAGATTTTGAATAGCAGAAGTAATTGTAGAAAGAGGAATTGTTCTACCAAAGGTATTATTATCATAATAGAACAAGCCGGTTTCACCCAACATTGCCTGATAAATAGATAGTTTTACATCTGAATTTTTCCAAGCAGAGTCAGCTACAACAGTAGCTGTTAAGTAAATTGGAACATAAGTTGGAGGAAGCACGCTTAACGTTGTGCCCGCTAAAATTTTATCTGACATGTAGCTTGCAACATCAAAAGAAAGATTAGTCCACGCAGATGTCGGAGTCAAAGAAATTGCTAACCCACCAACAACATACGCTGTAGTTACTGTACTTGCTACGGTAAACGTTACAGTAGAAGGTACTGATGTAATAACCGCTCCTTGAAGGTTGTAGGCTACAGGATCAACACCAGAAATATTTACGGTATTGCCCACTGCAAATCCATGGTCTACGTCTGTAGCAAACGTTACTGCCGTGCCGGTTGTAGAAATACCAATAATGTTTGCTTGAGGATACCCCGTAGCTGCTTGTCCATCATTTAAGGGTTGAATATACAAATTAACGTTGGTGTATACGCTAGAAGCTGCACTAGCTTTACCCACACCTTCAGCAAGATTTGCTAAGTAAGAAAAGTCTTCTAAGGTTACAGCTCGGCGTCTTGTAGAAACCGCAGCTTTAATTTTATTTTTAATGTTTACTGTAGTGTCTCCATCAGCACCGCCTGACGCAGGTGAGCTATTAGACACAGTAAAGTAAGAAGTAATTTGTGGATCTAAATTGCCGGGAAAAAATGTAAGTTCTGTGATAGAGAGGGATTTAATATTTCCTGCAGACCCAACGCTTACCTTATACGTTGCACTTATAAGCTGGCCGCTTGGAGGAATAGATCCGTTTACATTGTCACCAAATACAACATCAATTGTTCCATCTTCATTTGGAGTTGTAGTAAATACTCTATCGCCAGGTCCAGACTCAAAAAGATTATCTACATACGTCCAGTTACCAAAAGCAACTCCTTGGCCAACATATACCGTAATAGAATTATTTACAATACCTGATTCAGGAATTGTAAAAGATTGAGTAGCTCTGCCGTCTGACGTACCTAAGTTAGCTGGCAAAGCAATGTTAAATGTACTATCAATTAAGTCTGGTTTATCAGTGTTTACTGTTTTTCCTTCTTGGCATGGGAGAGTAATTGATGCGCCAGGAACAACTGCTGTAGCTGAAGTTGTCGTTTCAAAGTATACTTCAGAGTATTCACCAAAAGAAAGAGGGGCTATAACTTGAGTTCCAATTGGTATGTCAAGTGTGCTATTACTAATGTTAGTAAAGGTTACATTTACTGTAGCTGGAGTTGGACCTGAGATTACATAGTCGTACAGCTTAGCAAAAGACAACAAAGTTTTACGTTGAATGGCTGTGTCAATAGTAGTTTCGTTCGCAATACGGTCTAAGTAGTGAGACATAATGTCTCCCATATATGCAAACGTTTCTACTAGCACGTTTCCTAGATCAGAGTAATCAGTAGGGTCCCAAGTAGTATTGGTACGCTCTTTGATTAAGTCAACTAAGTCTGCCTTTAATGCAGCAAAATCTCTAGATGTATAGTCAATTTGCATTATCTTAATACTCCTCTGTCGTAGTTCCGTCGTAGTTAATTGTTGCGGTATTAATTGTTAGGGATGTAAGTGTATCATCTGGAAGCTTTAAAGACACAATGACGTTTTCAGTGCCGTCGATATTTTCCCCAGCAAAGTCTACTGAGGTTACGGTTACCTGAGGGACCCATCTCGATACCGCCTCAGATATGGCAATAGGGATTGCAATTCTAGCGTCGCTATTGTTTTCAAATAAGGTCCTGCTCCAGTCAACTCCATAGGTTGGCTGCATTGGGCGTTGACCAACGTAAAACGATAATAGGGTTAAAACCTTATCTAAATAAATTTTTGCAGGAGAATCTGTAGATTGAACTATTCCAGAAGGGCTTATAGTATATGGAAAGCTAATTGCTCTGTTCATGATTGTACTCCTATCCATACTGGGTAATCAGGATCTCCAGCGACAAACATAACCCATACTAATTGGTTTACAGCCGGAAAAGTTCTATAAAAGGGGTGTTCAGGTTTTGCTAAATCAGGATGCGTAGACTGTGTCTGCGTAGCAGTAGTACCTGGGGCACTAAGTCCGCTAGCGGCAGTATATCTGCTAACCTCTAAAGTGTCTGTAGTAGCAGTAGGAGAAGACACCACAACATTTTTATTTACAATTTTTTTAATAGTAGTGTGAGGATGGTTTAGCTGACCCCCACCGCTTTTAGCAACAACAGTCAACGCAGGAACTGTACCACCACCGCCACCGCTAACAGTAGCTGCAGTTGTTGTGAGTAGTGCTGCAATTTGTGCAGCAGTATGGGGTTGATGATCTGGGTGATAAGAAGAAGACGTGATTGGTAAACATGCCGGAGCCCAGTTATGGGACTCAACTCCTGTAGGTCCGTGTACTAAAACTTGAATTCTATTCTGCTTCAGTGGGTCATTAACCCCAGTAACTTGTCCAGAATAAATACCATAAAAACGAGGACGACCTTGTGGGTCCATCATATACTCAGAAGCGTTGCTCACTTTAATACCCTTCCACTACTAGTAGCTACCCATTGTACCGTCTTTTTTATTCTATCTATATTTGGTGCCTGATCTTTAAAGGGAGTTGCCCCAGTAATTTTTGGCACAGCAACCTTAGAGGTATTTTGAACTGCTGTTTTGGAGGTGACTCCATATTTAGGGTCTACAGTGGAAGCATTAGGGGAAAGGTTATACTCGCTAAGCTTGGCAGGAGCTACAGTAAGCGACTGATTAGCAAAATCGCTTTGAACATCTCTAGTATCAGCCCTAGTTTTAGCTTTTGAATCTGTCTCCCCTATTACGTCCGTTCCTACTTCAATTTTCATTAAGTACTTTGCTACACGTCCACCAAAAACATGCTCTACAGAAAGAACAGTCCAATATCCAGACATACCATTTGGAAGACCATCTAGGTAAATAGGGTCATAAGGACGAAGAGTTGCATGGCCTACAATAGTTACCTTTGCCCTATGTTGATACTTTTTAGTGTCACTAAATGCTTGAGCTATCTGTTTTGAGTTAGTTAAGTCTTTAATAACTTCATGAGGATAGTGAGTTTTAAAAAAAGCTGTTTGCGTTCCGTCAGATTTATTAATTGAAAAGTTACTCATTATCTGTCCAATTTTTTAGCAAAGTAACTCTTACTTGGAATAACTACGCCAGCATTTCCTGGAGCCGGTGCCTTATGGGTGTGCGTAGCTTTAACCGCTGCTCCGGTATGGGTGTTAACTCCGCTTATAACTCTATCTATACGCACTGAATGTTCTGGTGATTGGTCAGAAATTATTGGTTCAAAAGCAAGAATAGTGCCGGTCATACGAAGAGACGCCGGAACAACACCACCAACTTCAGCGTCAACGTAGTTAAAATACGGCGCAGAATTTTTTTGGCTTTGATAAATCTTATCCTTAGATACAAAAATTATAGTTGTATTTTCAGTGCGTAAAGCAAACCCGTTTTGTTTAGCTAAGCTTCGACACAGCTGCCAGTCACTTTGCCCAGACTGAGATATTTGAGCACGAACTCTTGGGTCTCTTTGAGTAACAGCTTCTAGGCTATTCTTCTTGGCAATTTTAGATACAACTTGATCTGCGGTAACATTTTTATAAATCTTTTGATCAGTGTTTTTTAGAACCCAAGACGCCCCTACGCATACGATGTCGGTATTGCCACCCTGTTGAGAAAAATCTTGCCGAACATGGTGAATGTACCCGTTCCAAGTAGACTTAAGTTTTCCAGAACGATAAGTAAAGACTATTGGATCTCCAGACACAATAGCGTTTTTTCTGTTAGTAGGCTTTCCTTTATAGTGAAGAACTAAACGATCATGCTCATCGGGATCTTGATGCAGCTCAGCGCCAATTAGAATAAGTTCCATATCAGGTGCTTTAGGAAACGACGCAACAAAGTCACTATCTTTTGCGTTAGAGTTCCATACAAAATTCTTTTGTGCAGGGGTTCCTGAGTAACTAGTTGCCATATGGAACCCTTAAAATAGTGCCTTCTTCGATATTAAATGGGTCTTGAATTTCTGGATTAATGTCCAAAATTTCCCACCAATACTTAGCCCCTACACCAAAAACTTCAGCAAGGTTAGATAAATTGTCTCCGTTTTTCCAAGTGTAAGTAATGTAGTTAACTTCTTTGTTATCAGCAAAACGTCTAAAAACAGAGATAACAAACCCATCAGTGTATTTGTCTGGAGTCTGAGTTAAAGAACCATTATAATATCTAGAAACTCTTTCTATCATTTTTTATCCATTCTGAGTGCTAGCTAAGTATTCTTTAGTTGATGCTACAGATGCACCTGTTCCAAAGGCTTCTGTTTCATTCCAAAGAGCTGGGTAACGAGCAAATGTAATGTTGACAGTACTAAGCATAGGCACCATGTTTAAATCAAACATTGCGTGGCTTACTGAAAAACTTGCAACAGATCCATAATACCGCAAGTTTTCATTTAAGACTAACCAGCAAGGCACACCAGTTGTATATCCAAAGTCAGCGGTAGCACCCTTGTACTTTGTGCTTAGTAATAAGGAGTCCTTTAAAGGATCTCCATTTAGTACCCTATACAAAAATTCAATATCATATTCTGTACCACGATTTAAAATACCTTGTTTTTCAATCTCAGTAAGATCTCTTCCATAAACCTGTGCCTCAGGAACTTTTGGATTCTTTAGGCGCAAGTATTTTAAATCAGGTATGCGGTTAATATATACCTCAACATTAACAGCAGAGTTACCTGTAAGTAAGGTAGCAGGATCACTCGCTCCTAATGTCCAGTCGACAGAATTATTAGATGAACTTTGGTACCCAAAGGTAGAAGGATTATACATAAACCTAAAACCCCATTGATTTGTAGCCCCCTTAGCAGAGACCAGTTCCTTTAACTTATCTGGATTTTTGTTTAAAACAGCAGCACTATTTGAGTCTTGAAAAATTCTTCCACGGTCTTTTTCTGAAAAAGCAGGGACAATATCATAATCTGGATTAGCTTTGTAATTAACTCGTTCTCCAAAAGACGGGCCTCTTGCGTCACGATGAGGGGGTGGGTTCCACCTAGTGTCTCCCTTAGGAGGAGTTACAGTAGTGATATCTTTTAGTCCATTACCACTAGGTTGGTCGTCACATGCTGCGTTTGATTTGGCAGCAATCATCTTATTAGTTACATTCTTTTTAGTCCAGGCGTCTAGTTTTGTTTTTGTAGACAAATCGTTTGCGTTTGGTTTAGATGTTTGTTCACATTTATCACCATTTTTTGTGCATGTCCAATGTGCTTGATATCCTTGGCCACCATATTGTTTACTTTTATACTTTACAACAAAGTTCCATAACTTAGTACACTTATCCCAAGTGTAGTTTGTTAAGATTTGAATTACATTATCGTAACCATAAGTTAATTGCAGCACAGGAATATCTCCGTTATTCTGGGCTTTGATTACTTCTTGTATAGCAACTAAAGGAAAAATAGGTGGGGTAACAACTGTTGTCCAAGTAATGTTAGGTACTGCGTTATTTGGGGTTCCCCAATTTATTCTATTATCAGGTATCTTTGTCCAGTTAGGGCTAGCATCGCTTTTCCATTGAATTGCTACTGTAGGTGTGGCAATTACATTTGTATTTGTAGCTCCACCCTTACGACTAAAGCTAACTTTTAAACGCCCGTTATCATTTGTAAGAGCGCCTTGTGTAACAAAACTAGCTTGAGCAGAACTAGTGTTTGGACTAGCAGTAGTGCTTGTAGTTAAACCATTGGCTAATCCATTGTCTTCATTGGTACCTGAGTTAGGAGAAACAAGTTGTCCAGCAAAAGTTCCATCTGATCCGGTAGCTACCCAAGTAGCAAAGTTACTAATACTAGTGGCGTAAACTTCAAATAAATAATAAACATAAAATTTAGTGTTTGTTTTATGGTTGGCAGAAGTAATTCGAGTACTACTCATTAATTTTGCTGCAGAAAGACCACCAGCTTCATCTTGATAGCGACGAACATTTACATAGTAATAGGTGGCCATTAGAGCGCACTTCCAATCTGCTTAAGAACATTACTATCAGTAAGCTTCTTACCCACTAATCTTACTAGACGATCTGCTTCTTGGACACTTCCTTGAGCAATATTCACCTTCATTTGTAGATTAATTACAACGTTACCTGACTTAGAGCCTGTTGAGCTTGGGCTACCAAGATTCATTTCTTGTACTGGACCACCAAGATCTTCATTAAAACCTGCTGAACTTAAAGAAGTAGTAAGGGCAGGACTTGAAAACTGTGTTAAATTTTTAGATTTAAATCCTTTAAGAGCAGCTTTTTTAGCTGCCCAATTAGATTGAGGCCCAATTGCTTTAGGTCCAGCTGCTGCGGAAGATCTCATGCTTCCATTAATAGGGGCTGCAGGAGCACCACTTAAGTACGGGGCTGGGTTAACTTTAACGCCACGTTCATTAAGAATTTCAAAGTGAAGGTGGGCACCAGTAGAGTTGCCTGCACCTGCTTGCCCCTTCTTTCCTCCAGACCTGCCGATAACTTGTCCTGCAACAACTTTTTGTCCCTTATAAACATTAACTTGTGACATGTGTGCGTAACGAGATGAAGTGCCGTCTTCGTGCTTTACCTCAACCCAACGACCATAACCCTTAGCTTCATTTCCCATAATACTAATTACGCCATCTGTAACAGCTGTTAGGGCAGTACCCGATGGAGTACCGAAGTCTATACCTTTATGGTTAGAAGAAATTTGTGGGTTCTGAGAATTATCTCTTGGACCAAAAGGAGAAGTAATTGGGGTTGCTTTTGGCACAGGGCTAGCAAATGGGCTTGGTACTTTTTCTTCTTTAGGTCCGCCAACACCTAAGTTACCGTGATCGTGTGGGCCACCAGAACCAAAGAAACCACCAAGACCTCCAATAACAGTACCGATAACGGCACCAACAGGAGAGGTGAGGGGCGCAAGAGGGCCTCCAAGAAGACCTAACGCAGCACCTGTTGCTGCACCAGCTCCTGCACCAGCAAGAGTACTTCCAACACGGGTTGTTGTGTTAGACACTCCAAGTTTATTTCCAACTGCTTTTCCAGCTTTACCGGTTCCATAACCTACAGCGCCTGCACCTAGTCCTGCTATAGCACCTGCTCCAGCAGCGGCAGCACCAGCACCTAATGCTGTAGTAACACCTTTACCAAGAAGACCAGCTGCACCAGCACCACCTAGCAATCTACTTACTAAGACTACTTGTAAAATAGTTGAAGTAAGGCCTGCTAATGCACCAACAAAACCTGCAATAGCTCCACCCATATTTCCTGCATTAGGTAGAGTCTGCAAAATTCCTTTAAGAGTCATTAAGCCGTCATTAACTGGGCCAAGAGTATCTGCCATAACACTGTAGGCATCATTAAGGGCTGCAGTACTACGAAGAGCAACGTTGTACCCGCCAACTAAACCTTCTTCAGTTGACTCAAGCTTTCTATTCTCACTGGAGTTAAATCTAAAATTAGAACGAATAGGAGAACTCTTGTCTACACCCAATACGTCAAGCATTGAATTTGGATCTTTACTACTCATTGCAGAGCTAAATTTTTTATCGCTACCTGCACTGGCACGGGCAATAATACCTGATTGAATCATCTGCATTAGCTGAGCATCGCCACCAGTAATTTGCTGAAGAGTTGCGTAACCTTTGCTTCCAGGGTTTAGTACAAGAGCGGCCTGTTGTTTTGTAATCTTTTGTCCACGATACAAGAATCTGTACACGTCGTTAATAATTTGATTAGGTGGTTTTAAATTTCCTTGAGGATCACGAATTTGTACGCCAGCACGTAAGAAACTCATACCGTTCATGCCCGCTACACTTGCAGCAGCCATCTCGTTACTCATACCAGACATAGCACTCATACCACCAATTTGTGACATGATGTTTTGAGAGCTTAATGAGCTAGCAGTATATCCGCCTTGGTAGGTTAAATTCATTGCAGCCATGGTTGGACCCATAGCGCTTGTTGCTCCGCCCCCTGCTTGACGGTTAGCCTGCGTAATTGCTTGGCGTGAAGACATTCCACTAAGGCCAGCATAAGTGTCTGCACCCATGCGTTGAGTAACTGCGGCCATAGTGTTAGGTGCTACAGCAGCATATGTGCTTGCACCAAAACCTGCTAGGCCAATTCCCAACCCAAATTTTTCAGCACGGGTAAAAGAACCAAGACCAAGACGTCCAGCGCCAGGTTTGTCTGAACTCATTTTACGTACAGAGTCTTCTGTACCCTTCATGGTTTTAGACCATGCTTCAGCGATTTCGTCTACAAGTTTTTTAGCTTCTCTAAAATATTTAATAAAGCCTTTAGGCATGCCCTCAAACTCAAGGTCACTACCCGTAGATGAAAACGGGGTGGACGCAGCATCGGAAGCACTTTCCATATTTCCATATGCTTCTGACATTTACATCACCGCCTTATTCTAGCCGTAGCTCTTTCTAGCCAATTTATACGCTCTCTAAGACTTAGATTGCGTACTTCATTTAATGTCCACCCTGGATAGTTCTGGACTAATAAGTCCTGCATATCCATAAGCAGTTCGTAATCAACCTCGTTAACGAAACAATTCCGCTAAAGTTAGCGGAAGCGGTACCTCCGCGCCGCAAGACTGACATGGGACTTTAATTTGACTGAGTTGTGGGCCTGGGTTGCGGTTTGTAATCTCCTGCAGAATATCTCTACGGTCTTTAAGACTCAGTTTTCTAACGTCATCCATGCCAAGAACTGGGGCACCGTTGATAGATTCAACACAGTTTTTCAGAAGAATTGTATCCAATTCCGCTGAGGTTTTGTTAGTAGAAGTTACGATAGCTTTTTGAGTGCTTCCTGTAGGAAGATTAACTACAACTTCTCCAACTTTACACTTAACTACAAATGTGTGGTCCCCATCAAGTTTTTTAAGGGGCACGTCTCTAGTTAAATCTACTTCAAAAACTTGCTCTACTTCACAGCTTGGGCATGGTCCAGGTCCTAATTTAACATCAGAACCAAAAGTAGCTTTTCTAATTGCTAGCAGTAGTAGCTCACGATCACCTGCATAAAGAGCATCTAATGTCTCTTTGTTAGCCGGTTCGTCGCCAATCTTTACTGTTGCTCTTTCAAGAATTGTTAAAAGAGCTTTTCCTGGATCAGAAATCTTAGATATAATCTCCTCGTCTAGTCCAGTTAACTCTCTAATCTCTGCTGTAGAAATAAGACCATTGATTGGATCTAGTAGTCCACCCAATAGTTCTACATCTGTATCGGGCGGTGGCGTAGTAGTTACCTTAGGGGCACCACTAGCCACCACCTGATCAGAAGGTTTCATAGCTTTATTAGCTAAGTTATTTGCTAAAGCCGGGTCGATTGTCGCATTTATAACGGTATCTGTAGTCATATTATTTTCCTTTTTTTAATTAGACGATTTCTTTAGCTGTATTAGTTAGTTCATAGCCCTTTGCGTAGGCAACGTCAAATCCTTCATGCACTAGAGACATTTCTTCTACCATAAGGGTATTAGCTCCTGCATCTAGATTGCTGTAGGACAGTGATGTGATCCATGCGTTGTAAACTTTAAAACGAAGTGATGTGTGCTGATCATACGGGGTACTTGCTTGAGCCTGAGTACCCTCTACATTACCAGTACTTGCTTGTGGATTTGGATGGCTCAAAACCTGAATGTCAATGTTGCAACGGAATCCTGCGCCAACACCTTGAGTAATACTTGGGGTGATAACTGAGAATAAACGTTTCATCCATGCCATATTTGATTCTTGACCCAACATTACTCCCTTAGAAAGGGTGATTGGTGTAAACGCTGATTGACCAGGGATCTGGTGGACGTTCGTATTGTATCCACCTTCACGATAGGCAATAGGTTCAGTTGTTACGCTAAGACCTGATAGAGAAACAAACCCCATCTTTGCTGGCTTAACTGCGTCTTTCCAATCAGCAGTTGGTTGAAATGTAACTAAGAATCTAAAATTACGGACTGGATCCGTCATTAAGTTACTTAGTGTATTTGTTATTGCGGCCATTTTTTATTTATCTCCTTTACGCTGATGCGTTTCCGGTTAGTTGTCCAAGCTTAATGACAACAAACTCTGCTGGGTATTCAAGCGCAACACCGACTTCAATGTTAACTCTACCGGCTTGAATTTCGGTAAAGGGATTGTTAGTACCATCACACAAGACATAGAATGCTTGACTTGGGTTTGTTCCTCGTAGGCCATTGGCTTCCCAGTAGGTGCGGAGGAAACTATTTAGTGTGTTATTAATTTGAGACCATAGCTCTGAATCATTGTTCTCAAAAACAGCAAATGAGGTTAGGTCTTCCATAGACTTCTTAATGTAAATTAAAGAACGTCGAAGATTAATATAGCGATTATTTGGCGTGTTGTCTAGAGTACGACCACCCATGATAACAATACCTGCACCAGGTACCTGGCGGATAGCATTGATAGGATCTACGCTTGTATTAATAGCATCAAGCTCAGCGTTAGTAAACAGGTGCTCAGTAGATACGGCTAGAGCCATAACATTCTGTAAACCTGCTGGAGTCTTTGCTGGACCACGGGCTGCATCAGTAGCAAGGTACTGACCTACTACACCAGCACCTGGAGCCTGTAGGCGAGTTACGCCAATGCTCTTAGTTGGATCTGGAATGTTGTACCATGGATAATAAGATGCAGCAATGTTTCCTGTATTGTTTGCAGCAAAAATAGCTGAAGTAGCCGTAATTTGTTCTTGCGCTGCAGCAACTGATAGTCCAGAAGGAGTATCAACAACAACAAACGCATCAGCACGACCGGCAGCATAGGCTACTGCATCGCCATGAATCTGTGCAGTTAACGTACCTGTTGCAGCATACGGCGCATCTGGTGCGTACATAACTAACGGGTTAACTACAGAATCAAATGTTGACCATGATGCTGAGTAGTCTGTACGAACAGGAGCTACTCCGTCAGCTCCACCAGCAAGTGTTCCTCCTCCAACAACAGTTACTCCTGGGAACCTAGATGCATTAAACCCTGTAGATCCAATGGTGATTACAGATGTAGGGTTAGAGTTAATAACTGAGCGAACAAAGTTTCTATCTGTAGATGTCATGCTTAGATCAGTATAAGATTCTACCAGATTAGTTGAAGTTGATCCCCCAACAATATTTGTTTGATAGACTTCAATACCAAAGCGGCTAGATGTTCCAGCAGCTTTAATAACTACAGAGTACTCAGAAGACCATTCTCCTGGGTTAACAGCACTAACTGTAAAGACTGCGTTTGGAGCAGTAGTTACTGCAACTGTTGCTACTCCAGAAGCACCTGTAACAGCAGTACCAGTAGCAGCACTTGTAACAGTAAACTGTGAGCTTGAACGGGTTGCAATAGTTACGCTTGTTAGGTTAAAAGCTGATGTTGAAAGACCTGTAATAGATACAGTTTGTCCAACAGCAAACGTGTTAGTAGCAGTGTATGTGATAGTTCCATCTGTAGCAGAAGCTGCTGTAACGGTTGCGGTAACGTTAGTGGTAGTTCCAGGACCATCGTTAATTACGACTGAACCTGTTGCTGAACTTGCACCAATAACACGCTTTACGTATAGGTTGCGGCCGCCATTAGCAAAAAAGTTATAGGCAGCCCAAGTGGTTGGGTATGAGTCGTTTAATCCACCAAAAGCCTTAACAAAGTCTGTCCAAGTACTAACTAGTACTGGTGCAGTTGTAGGACCTTTAGGAAGAGCTCCAGCAAATGCTCCGACAGCGTTTGCAGTGTTTGCAGGCTGAACAGATTGTTGCAGAGCTACTTCTTGGATATAGACTCCGGGACGGGCAAAGTTTGCCATTCGGGGTTACTCCTTCGGTTAGGTTGTTTTCTTAGTGGGGCCGAGTTATTTACTGATTTATGGTAAAAGGTATAGTTTGAGATACGAGTGATGTATTAACATCCAGCACTTGATATACATCAACGAGTTGTTGGGTAAACAACTCTGCGCTTATACGGATGTTATAGACATTGCTAAAGAGGCGTTTGCCACCTTCAGTAGTGTCTCTTTTTGAGAACCCCAACATATCCAAACGACGGTTTGTGCCATCTTGAGGAACGGGTAGTTGCCCAAATCTAAATGGTAGTCTACCAGGTGCAAACAACTTAGCCATAATCTGACGATCATGACGAGGCTGGCGGGACCAGGTTGAGACTTGGTAGATAAGATCTACCGGGATAGGAAAGTCAATTGGTTGATTAATAGAGTCATCTTCATTAAGATTAGGTGTATAGCCTTCAGGCGTATAGGTTAGGTTTACCACACCTCGGTGGGCACGCTCAGTATCCTCACGAATCCCTACTAAGTCTAGAGTAATATATGGGTATACCTGCTGACGGATATCCTTGTCTGGCTGCCCATAGTAAACGCCTACAGGACGAGCAGAGTTACCTGCGTCTGAAACAGTGATCCCTTGAAGCAAAGTCTTAAGAGCTTCGTCCTCATTAATAATAAATGGCATTACATTACCCCCAGTATATAGGTAGTAATAGCTGGTGAAGGAGGCTGGTCTTGAGTACCGTAATTTAAAGTCATTGCGGCTTCTTTGTGCTTGGGGTGAGAAAATTTTACGGTGCCGTTAGGATGAAAAGTCATACTACTTACAACTTCTTGAGGCCACCCATATGATAATGCATGGGTACGCAAGTCTGCAGTCTCGTATTTTTTAGTGTGAGGCTTGGCAACCTGCTCTAGAACAGAGTATAGAAATGATTTAACTTTAGGCACGGTTACGGAGCCAATTCGATAGCAAATACCCTGCAGCAAAACCAATAACGATTTTCTTACCACCGTTTTGATTAAGGCTGGCTAAGCCACGAACAAACTCCTGTTTATCGGCATCAGTCTCTTCACGAGCAAGCCGATTAGCTAAATTAATCATAATTCCTCCATAGGAAGACGCAGGGTGTTACAAGCAGGGTTCCGGATTACTCCGGCGTTAATAGCAATAGTAAACGAAAAAACCCCCTTGCGGGGGTTAAATCGCTACTTCTTTTTAATCTTCTTAATGATCTTCTTGTCCATCTTGGCATCGTCTTCTTGAGACTTAGGCTTACGATGCTTTTTGTCAGCCTTATGAAAAGCCGCCTTCTGCTTAGGGGTCATGCCCTTGGTGTCCTTAGCGTCCTGCTTCTTGTCTGACTTCTCGGTGTACTTAGCCACTACATGCCAGTCTTTCTATTCATGGATGTTTTCTTTGCTGGCGCTCTCTTTACATCTTTCTTAATCATCTTACCCTTATGAGGGCCTTTGCCGTACTTTGGGTGAGTCTTATCTCTTTGCCCACAGCCGCATGTAGCACACATTACTTCTTTTTCTTTCGTAGAGCAGCAAAGTCTGAGCCTTCTAGCTTGCCGTCTTTGTCCATATCAAGCTTCTTCTGCTTTGGGGACATGCCTTTTGAAGACGACTTCTTACCCTTGCCGTAGCCAGGCTCGCCTTTTTTCTTTCCGCAACCACATTTAACGCACATTATTTCTTGCCTTTCTTTCCAATATGGGGATTTTTCTTATGCCAGTCTTTGGTGGCTTTGATACCTTCCTTGACTGTCTTTGCTCCAGCTTTTTTGGTTAGGTTAATTTTATCCCACTTAGGGTCATTATCCCCTGCGTGGTCTACTATAACTTCGCCCTTTCTGTTCTTTTTAATTTCGTGTACTTTACCAGCAACTTTTACTTTTGCCATCATAGTTCCTTTATAGTGTGGTCTCGTCAAATGCAGAGTAACGAGAGTAGTGCAAGAACTGTGAATCGTTGACAAGTTCTTCTGCGTTTACTTGCTCACAGGTTACCTGTAACAAGGTGTATCGTTCTTTAATAATACCTCTAGGAGAGACCTGTGTTGGTGAGAACACTTGATTTCTAAAGACAATCCTATCACGTAGGTAGGCATCTGGGTTGATCTCTACGGTAGAAAGCTGACGACGATTAGCGGCATTTCCGCCATAAAAATTTATGTGGTTCTCAATAACGTCTGCGTTAATAGTTACAGTCAGCGTATCTGTGTTATAGAAACCACGGTCGCTCTGTACTGTAGCGCCCTGCTCTAGGTGAGCGTTAACTACGGGAATAGTAAATGGGGTAAGCCACTTACGTCCTCCGCCAATAACTGAAGACCCCACATCATAGATAGGGTCTACAACAGTATTGACTGAATCAAAGATCCACCAGTCTACAAAGGTACCGACAGTTTGGACCAGCTCAACGCTAGTTCCTGATACGCTAGACCCACGCTCATAGGCGACATTGAACCTGCCTTCACGCTGATCTCCACGCATTTGTCTACCTTCTTGTTTAATGGTTTAGGGCTATTGTCTAAGACTGAGGGTGCTTTGTCAGGGCTTCCTCGTTTTTATTAGGGCTTACTACTTGAAGCTTTGTCTTTGTAACGTGTTGGTGAGGCCAAGAGGGCTTAGTGCCGTCATGTAAAATACCCTTTATATAGTGCTTACCAAAAACCTCTTCCCCTTTCAATGTCTTATCTGCACGAAAAGCCTCAAAATCTCTTAAAGGTTTTTCTATTTCAGGAAAATCTGTTAGGCTAAAGTGTTCTGTTGAAAACTCTTCAATCATTGTTTTATGTACAGGAACAAAGAAAAATACGGGGTCTCCTTTTTTAAAGGTAACTGTACGTCCTGGATCTGTAAATTTCCAGTTCATAGTTGGAGATGATGGACTCCAATCAGTTTCTATAATTGCACTTAGTGGAGAAGCCCCCGGTACAACTAAATTTGGAGCTGGCATAATCCACAGATTCCACCCAGGAGGAGTTCGGGGAATAGCATTTATGTGAAAAGTTAATATTCCATTACCGGTTCCACCATCAGCAAAAACAGCCCCATGTTCTGTATACCTACCACAAATTATAGTCATACCATTTGCGCTATCGCTTCCATCCCAAACAGCCTCTACATCACTAGGGGCATTTACTGCCCACCCATGTTGAGAGGCAAACGTCATAGGCAAACATCTATATGCGTAACCTTTATGGGTATTGTCCATCCATTCACGATCTATAGGAGATTGAGTTATTTCTACTCGTTTTCCTTCTGGCATTAG